AAGATGCGATGTCCTATCGTAATCTACAGAAAGCAAAGCCAGGAATTAAGAAAAAAGTGGCTAATGCTCCTAAGGTTGTTAAAGGTGGAGTGGCNAAAAGTAAAGCTCAGTCAGATGCTGAAGCAAAACGTCAACAACTCTCACGATTACGAAAGACTGGACAGGTCAGAGACGCTGCTAAGTTTTTTCGTAATTTAGTCTAACAAATAACAAGGAGGCCTTATGGCACAACCAACAAACTTATATGATACGTTTGATACTACTGGTATTCGAGAGGACTTAGTGGATGTAATTTACAACATTTCTCCAGAAGATACTCCAATACTATCTGCAATTCCTAGAACTGCAGCTAAATCAACTAAGCACGAATGGCAACTAGACGCATTAGCTACACCTGCAACTAACGCAGTTATTGAAGGTGATGATGCAACTATTGATGCTATGACTGCAACAACTAGAGCATTTAACTATTGTCAAATTTCTGACAAAGTGATCGCACTTTCTGGAACTCAATCTGCAGTAGATGCTGCTGGTAGAGCTGATGAAATGGCTTATCAAATTGCTAAAAAATCTAAAGAACTAAAGAAAGACATGGAGTTCGATATTATCGAGCCTAATGTTCAAGCTGCTGGTTCTGCAACTGCTGCTAGAGAGCTAGGATCAATTCCTACTTGGATTAAAACTAACGGTGATGCAGGAACAAACGGTACACTTTCTACTGGTTCTGGAACTGACTTACCTGGTGATGGTACAGACAGAGACCTTACTGAAGCTATCCTAAAAACAGTTATCAAAGAAGTTTATACTTCTGGTGGTGACATGGATATGCTAGTATGCCCTCCATCTGTAAAACAAGTTATATCTGGCTTTAATGCTAATACAACTCGTTTTGGACCTGCTGGTGATAAAACTGAATATGCTGCGATTGACGTTTATTCGTCTGATTTCGGTGATGTTAGAATTATGCCAAACAGAGTAATGGCTACCACAGACGCTAAAGATGTATTTCTTATCCAGCGTGATATGATGGCTACTGCTTACCTAAGAGATTTCGAAATTCAGGATCTTGCCAAAACTGGTGACTCTGAAAAGAAACAACTTTTAGTTGAGTATACTTTGGAAGTTAGAAATGAAGCCGCACACGGTATCATTTTAGACATTAACCAATAAGACTAATTAGGGGGAGTTTCGGCTCCCCCTTTTATTTAAGGAAAATATATGAAATCCCCAACAACATTTAAACCAGGTGCTACACAAACTGTAGCTGTAGGTGCATCTTCTGCTGCTTCTAATGCAATTAATGCACAAACTACAGAAATAAGAGTTATTGCAACTGTAGACGCTTACGTAGAAATTTCTTCTGCACCGACTGCATCTTCATCATCATTTATTTTACCTGCATTTACTGTAGAGTATTTTAGAGTTGCTGGATCTGATAAAGTTGCTGTGTTAAGAGTAGGTTCTGTAACAGGAACTGCAAGAGTAACTGAACTTAGCCAATAATGATACCAGCATTTTTTAATTTACGTAGTCAGGACAGATACCGTAATCGTAGGACAGATGTGCCTAACGATGCCATTAACCTAGAAGATTTAACTTATTTATTATTAGAAACAGGAGACAACATTATACGAGAAGATGGTGTTGGCGTTTCTTACTTTACTGATACACCAATTAAGAACTAATGACATTTGAAGAATTAGTAAAATTATTAAAACAAAAAGAGCATAGCTCTGAACAAAAAAACAAGAATAAACAATTTAAGAATTTAAGAAAGAGGATAAAACATGGCTGATAGTAAGATTAGTGCATTGACAGCTTTAACATCGGCTGCTGCTGCAGACGTTCTACCTATAGTAGACACAAGTGCAACTGCAACTAAGAAAATGACTATAGAAAATATATTTAAAAGTATACCTGTAAGCGTAGGTATTAACTTTGATAGTCCTGCATTAAAACTTCATGTAGTAAATGATCTAGCATCAAGTCCAGAATATGCAAGTAATCAATGTGCTGTATTTGAAGATGATAATAGACCAGGTATTCAAATGGCTGGTAGTGCTAATAACATAGGATTGATTGACTTTGGAGATAATGGAGCTGCTAACTCTGGTGGTATTCATTATAAACACGCATCAGATTCATTTGCTTTTGTTGCTGCTGGTGATGAACAAATAAGTATATCTAATGGTGTACTTGGGCCAATTACAGATTCAGATGTAGACTTAGGTACAACCTCTTTACGCTTTAAAGATACATTTGTAGATTCTATTACTGTTACTGGTGAAGTAGATGCTGCAAGTTTAGACATATCTGGTAATGCTGATATTGATGGTACTTTAGAAACAGATGCTTTATCTATTAATGGTACAGCAGTAACTTCAAATGCAGCCGAATTAAATATATTAGATGGTAAGAGTTTTGTAGATGAAGATGATATGGCTTCTAATAGTGCTACTGCTATTGCATCTCAACAATCTATTAAAGCCTATGTAGATTCTGTTAAAATTTATGAACTTACTAAAACAGCTAACTATACTGCTGTAGCTGGTGATAATATATTAGCTGATACTTCAGGTGGAGCATTTACAATTACATTACCTGCTAGTCCTGTTGCTGGTAATACTATTCATATACTTGATGCCGCTGCATCATTTGATAATAACAACTTAACAGTTGCAAGAAATGGTAAAAAAATACAAGGTGCTACTAATGATTTAACTATTACTACAGAAAATACTGGTATTGGTTTAGTATTTTATAATGATACTTATGGCTGGAGAATATTAGTAGATGCTTATGATGTAGATCCAACGGAACTGTAATATGGTTGATATATATAATCCTAATCAGGATATACATATAGATAGAGGATCAAGAAAACTTGTGGTTAGAAGTTCTCAAGACGCTACCCCGATACTTGCACAAAATAAATTATTTCGTAATCATGTACCTGAAGCACAAAAAGGTGAGTTTCAACGTATTGCACAGATACCAGTAATTGCTTTAAAATTAAAAACTAAAGAAAGATTTGGTCATTCTAATTTTTACAAGTTAGACAATGAACAACAAAAAGCTCTTATACGAGAAATGGTAAATAGCAGTGAGTATATGTATTTTAGAACAGGAGATAAACGACTATAATGGCTTTAGATACATACGCAAATTTAAAAACTTCTATTGCTAACTTTTTAGCACGTGATGATTTAACTTCAGAGATTGATGATTTTATTGATCTTACTGAGGCTGACTTTAATCGTAGATTAAGAATTAGAGATATGGAAACATCTCTTGCTTTTACCATAGACGAAGAACAAGAGTCTTTACCTACTGGTTTTTTACAAGTAAGAAGTTTTGTTTTAGGAACAGACCCAAAAACTGCATTACAACTTATGTCTCCTTTTCATCAAGCTGAGACACAAGGTTCTAGCACGACTGGTAGACCAAGAGCATATTCTATTGAAGGTTCTAAGTTTAGATTTAGTCCTGCTCCAGATTCTTCATACAGTTCAACTATAGTTTATTACAAAGCATTTACTGCATTGTCAGCATCAAATACCTCAAATAATATTTTAGATAAATTTCCTGATGTATATTTATATGGTGCATTGTATTTTGCTAGTACATTTATTCGTGGTATGGATCCACAAACTGTTGCACAGTTTAAAGGTCAATACGAAGCTGCTTTACAACAAGTAGAAATGGCAGACGAGAAAGATAAATATAATGGTACGCCTTTAGTACAAAGATCAGGTATTAATATTAACAATTTTGATAACGTAAAATAATGCAAGTACCTTTTGGAGAATGGCTACCTGACCTACCAGATCACGTAAATCCTGGTGCAACTCAAGCTAAGAATGTATTTCCTGCTGTAAACAGTTATAGACCATTTAATTCTATATCCAATACATCAAGTAATGCACTTACAGCTAGAGGACAAGGTGGTAGAGCCTTTAAATCAGATAGTGGTGTTGTTAGTATATTTGCTGGAGATGCTACTAAACTATACAGATTAGTTGCAAACTCTTTTGTAGACGAAAGTGGTGGCACTACATTTAGCACAGCTTCTGAAGGCTATTGGGATTTTGTTCGTTTTGGTGAAACAGTTATTGCTTTTAATGGTATAGACGCACCCCAAGCATGGACATTAGATACATCTACAGATTTTGCTGACTTAGCAGGATCGCCTCCTACATTTAGACACGCTGCAGTTATTAATAATTTTGTTGTTACAGGGTTTACTCCTACTGCACAAAACACATTAAATTGGTCAAGTTTTAATGATCCGACTGCATGGACTGCTGGTGTTAATCAAGCTGATACAGAGACACTACCTGAAGGTGGTGGTATTACAGGTATTACTGGTGGACAGTATGGATTAATATTTCAAGAAAATAGAATTACCAGAATGGATTATCGTGGTGGTAATACTGTATTTTCTTTTAGACGTATTGAAGAAAACAGAGGAGCTATACAAGGCAAGAATGTAGTTCAAGTTGGTAATTTAGTTTACTACTTATCTGAAGATGGTTTTTATGTAACTGATGGACAAAGTTCTAAACCTATTGGTGCAAACAAAGTAGATCGTTTTTTCTTTGGAGATTTAAAAGCTGCTCTTAGAGAAAGAGTACATGGATTTTATGACCATGAAAACAAATTAGTTATGTGGTCTTATCCTTCTGCAACTGGATCTAGTACAGCCAATCAAAATGATAAATTAATTATATATCATATTGCTAGTGATAGATGGTCTCAAGTAGAACTAGATCACGAAGTTATTATAAGTTTTTTATCACCTGGTTTTACATTAGAAGAACTAGATGATTTTCCAACTGCTAGTACAGATGATATAGATGCTATTACAATATCATTAGACTCACCACAATTTATCGGTGGTATTCGTAGTGTTGGTGTATTTAATACAAACCATAAACTAGGATCGTTTGAAGGATCAGCATTAGCTGCAACTATTGGTACTGGAGAGACTGAAATATTTGGTCAAAGCAGATCATTAGTAACACACGTAAGACCAATGGTAGACACAAGTGCTGCTACTGGTACAGTAAGTTTTCGTAATAGAGTTGCTGACTCTGCTACAACTACAAGTGCTGCAACTATGCACAGCACAGGAACAATACCGTTTCATAAATCAGCAAGATATTTTAAATTTAATCTCGTTATACCTGCAGGATCAACATGGTCTGATGCACAAGGTTTAGACGTAGAAGCAATCAAAGAAGGCTATAGATAATGACATTTTTAGAACAACTACAAGAATCTGCAGGATTATTAGGAAACCAAATACAAAATGTAAAACCTTTTGGCAATTACGATCCTACTTTGGCTTCTGATTATGTTGGTGGTCCTATGGGATTAATTCCTCAGAACAGATTTGTAGGCAATCAATTTCAAATGCCTTTTCCTGGTGGTCAATCATACACTCCTGGTGCTATGGCACCTGGTGGTTACAATCCATTACCTTATACTCCATTACCTTTTAATCAAGGCAATGTAAGCACTACACAACCTGGTCTTTTAACACAAATTGAACAAGCGTTAGGTGGCGGTGGTGGTGATGGTGCTTTTGGTGGGAGAGATGGTCAATCTACAATGGGAATTGAATCTGTAAATGGTATGGGTTTTCAAATAAATCCTGTTACTGGAGCTATTAAAATGTTAGATGAGGGTTCAATAGCAAATAGTTTAGCAACAGATATATCTAATTTACAAAATCTTACTCCAAGTGGTTTTTTAGGAGCAGCTATAGGAGGTCTTACAAATGCTTCAGATTATGGGAGACAATTAGACAGAATTGAAAGCCAATATGGAAAAGCTGTTGCCGATGAAATTGCAGCTACAGTTAGAGAATCTTATGGGCCTGGTAAAGCTAAACCTCAAGGGTTACTTACAGTTGGAAGGGTACCAGATTTTCAAGGTAATATGGTTCCTGCTTATCCTGGAACAAAAACTGAAATAGGTGGTATTCGTGGATTTATTAATAGTCAAGGTAATTTTCAAAGAGGAACTCCTATTGGAGAAGTAAAATCTAAACCAGCACCTGCACCAAAAACTTCAACACCGAAAAAAGACGGTAGAGGCGGAGGCTATCAAGGTGGTGGTAATAATGATGCAGGAAGTGAAGGTGGTGGAGTTAATACAGGTGGTGGCGGTTTCCGTGGTAGATATTAATGGCTAGTAAAATAGACCTACAATACGTCTATCAAAACATTGACTCTAATGCTGATTTTCAATTAGTTGTAGAAGAATTAACTAATCAATTAATACGATACCATAACGATGAAAATCAGGAGGTTGTATCATGGTTTCTTGCGTAACTTGCGATCACGAATGTCATTGCGGTAATAACGGAGTTTGTAAATCTTGCAGATGTGCTAATTGCGAACACCCTAATGCTCTTGACGATTTTTATAAAAATTTAAGCGAAGGCTTTAAAGAAACATCTGAATAATGGCTCATAATTATACGAATGCTAAAGTAGATTTAACATCTACAGACGAAACAACTTTTTATACTGCACCTAGTGATGGACAGTCTATTGTAAAATCTATATTAGTTAGTGAAGATGCTGGTTCAACACCAACACTTACAATTACACTAACTGATAATGAAAGTAGTCCAGCTACATTTAGTTTATTTAAAACAAAAGCATCAACTGCCAATGGTACAGCAGAGTTTTTAACTTCTCCATTAGTATTAAAATCTAGTGAAGTGTTAAAAGTAACTGCATCTGCAGCTAATCAATTACACGTAGTAGCCAGTATATTAGAAATTACATGATCGGAATAGTACAAATACCCAAAGAAAAAATAGAAGCAGTTTGGAATTTAGTTGATGATTCTATCACTAAAGCACTAGCTTACTCAGGTCATCATTTTAACACGTCAGATATTTATGATGCGTGTTTGACTGGAGATAATCAACTATGGTTAGGTTGGGAAGAAGAATCAAAACAAAAACTAAAAGCTGTTGTTGTAACAAGAATTATAAATCGGCCAAATAGCAAGGTTGCAAACATTTTTATCTGCACTGGTAAGAATAGAAAAGATTGGCAAGATGGATTGCACGACATTGAAAAATGGGCTAAAAGTAACGAGTGTACTCACTTTGAAACTTATGCCAGACCAGGATGGTCTAAAATATTAAACAACAAGGGTTTTAAAACAACCCATTATTTACTAGAAAAGAAATTGGAGAAATAAGTATGTCAAGTGGCGGTGGAGACCAACAAACAACATCAAGAACAGAGCCTTACGCACCTGCAGAACCCTATTTACAGGATATACTAGGTGAAGCACAAAATATTTATCGTAGTGATGTAGGTAGACAGTATTTTCCTGGTAGCACAGTAGTACCTTTTGCAGATCAAACACAAGAAGCTCTTAACTTACAACAAGCTGCTGCACTAGAACAAGCTGGTCCAAGTGCTATGTTAGGTCAAGCTGCTAATACATTTGGTCAATTTGCTGGTAGTCCTATGTCTGCTTATACAGGTAGAATGGGTACTGGATTTGGTAGTTCAATGCCAGGCATGACAAGTCAAGGTCTTGGATCATCGTATGGTCAACTAACTCCACAAGCTGATTATTTATCAGGTATTCGTCAAGGTATTACTTCAGATGTAATGGGTTCAGTTCAATCACAATTTGGTGGTATGGGTAGAACAGGAACATCTCCACAAGCTCAACAAGCAGTAGCTAGAGGCGTAACTCAAGCGTATGCACCTATTGCTAGTCAATTAGCTTCACAAGAGCGTGGTAGAGAACAACAAGCATTAGAATCACAATTTGGTAGACAATTTGGTGGTGGTCAATCTGATTTACAAAGACAACAAGCTGCACTAGAAAGTCAGTTTGGTAGACAGTATGGTGCATCACAAGCTGATATAGCACGTCAACAAGCAGGTATGGAATCTGCATTTGGTAGACAACTAGGAGCTGCAGGACAGCTTCCAAGTATTCAACAAAACATTGATCTGCGTAGACAACAAGCTATTGGTCAACTTGGTGGTGTAGGATCTGCTTATGAGAACCTAGCACAAAGACAATTACAAGATCAAATTCAAAGATTTCAATTCGGTCAACAAGCACCTATGAACAGACTACAACAATATGCTGGACTTATTAGTCCAATAGCAGGTGGTTATCCTACAGCAATTAATACTGCACCAGGACAACAACCTAGTGCTTTAGGTGGAGCTTTTGGTGGAGCTGTAGCTGGTTCTGCAATACCAGGTGGGTTTGGCATACCTATTGGTGCAGCTTTAGGCGGATTAGGATTTCTATAGGAGATAATTATGGCAAACGGATTTAAAGGACTATTATCAAACCCAATACAAGCGTATCAATCTGCTAGACAACCTGGTGGATTTCTCGCACCACAGACAACTATGTCTGGATTCTTAGGTGATCCTAGAGTGTCTATTGGTATGGCTATTGCACAAGGACAACCTATTGGTCAAGCTATACTTGGCGGTGCTTTACAAGCACAAACATTACAAGAAACTTTTGCAAAACAAAATTTACAAAAGAAGATAGCTGACGGTACAGCAACTCAACAAGATTATATTTCTTTATATCCTGAATTAGCTGCTAAATCATTATTTGATGATGAAAATTCACCTACTACAAAAGCCGTCACACTTGTTAAAACTGGAAAACAAGTATTGCGATCTAATGCAGAAATTGCTGCCAATCCTGAATTATATAGCCCTGCAGTAACTGGCATGGTGACTGAAATTGGTGACGATGGTTCTGTAAGAATGTTACCTGCAGCTTTATATGGTTCACAAGTAGAAAAAGACAACACTGCAGATATTTTACTATCAAGCACAAAAAACTTAGCTAATCTGGGTAATAGAGCAATAGAATTATTAGATGACACACCAATAGGTGCAACAGGTGGTGTAGTTAGAGCCTTAGAAGGTATGCGTGACCAAATTAAACAAGCTGGTAAAGAATTAGGTTTTAATTCAAATGATTATAATGATGAAGAAATGATAAAAATGAAACAAGCAGTGACACAAAAATATGGTTCAGCAGCAGGTAACAATGCAAGATTTTCTGGAACAATTATTACATTAGCTTATGGCCTAGCAAGAATAGAAGAACCTAATAATCCACGATTTTCAGAAGGTGATATAATTAGACAAATGAACAGATTAGGTGATTCACAATCAGCAGAAGTATTTAAATCAGGAATAGACGAAGCAATATCTCAATCTATTGACAAGGCAAGAGTAGATTACGAAGTTCTTAAAGGCATTGATATGCCTGATGTTGGTTATATAGGTTTAAATAAAATACAATCAGGCACAGAAGAAGATAATTTAGATGATCCATTAGGATTATTTACAAACAATTAATTTATGGAACTTATAAAACAATACAAGGAAAAATATCCTAGATATGCTAATATACCTGACTTACAATTAGCAGATATACTTTACGAAAAAAATTATTCTACAAAAATGAATAAGGATAATTTTTACAGAATGGTGTTTCCTGAAATATCAGCACAAAGACCTGCAGTAGCTTTAGATGTTTCCCGTGATGTAAAACCATATCAAACACCAGGTTTAGCTTTTAGCCCTGAGTTTAGAACACCTTTTAAACCCTCAGTTGCAGAAATAGCAGAAGCCAATGAAGTTGATATAAATAACCCAGCTTTTTCTGAAGCTAGATTTGCAGGTTCTTTAGGATTTAATAAAGAACAAAAGATTGCAGGTATAAAATCTATATTAGATAAATCATATCAACAAAATGTAGAAGTTAGAGTTGGCCCTGACACTGGTGAATTAGAATATTTAAATCCTAAAACAAATATGTATTCTTTGGTAAATAAACCAGGCGTAGATTTTGGTGATATTGCAGGATCAGCAGGTGACGCTATGGTAATTATACCTGATATAGCAGCCACTATAGGTGTTGGTATTGCGAGTGGCGGAGCTGGTGCTATTCCTGCTGGAGCTGCAGCAGCAGCAACAGGAGAATATGCAAGGTTAAAACTTGGTCAAAAGTTATACGGTATTAACAAAAATGTTTCAGACAAAGAAATTTTTAATAAAGCAAAAAACGCTGCAGGTTTATCTTTAGCTGGTGGTTATGCAGGTATATTTACTGCCAAAGCTATTAAAAGTGTTAATAATGTAGTCAATGGTCGTTCAATAGTAGCAGATGACTTTTACGATTCATTTCCAGATAGAGATATAGCAGACAATGTAGCAAATATAATTAACAATAAACTGGATGATGCAAATATAAGTAGTAAATTGAAATTTACACTTGCACAATCTACAGGTGACGTTGATTTACTTGCAGCACAATCAGCTTTTGAAAACACAACTAGATTGGGTTATTTAGGAGAGTTTAGAGAGTTTAACAAAAAACAAGCTAATTCGCTGAACGATTACTTTAAATTATTAAAATCAGGATTTAATACAAATTTATTAAATACCACTGCACCAGTTAATGCCTTTGATGCAGGTAAATTAATACAAGATGTTATAGAAAAAAGAAATCAACCAGTAATTAATGATCTTATTGCCAAACAAAGTAATGCCGAAGAAATACTAGAGAGAGGCATAGTTACTTTACCTGATGGAAACGAAAGATTAACAGGTATTAAAATTAGAGATTTTGTATCTGATGTATCATCAAAATTTAAAAAAGATGCTGCAGTAGCTGCAAAAAAACTTGATGAGGCAGGTGCTTTAGAAGTTATAAATGCAGATATAATACAAGCAACTTTAAAAAAATTAGATAGAAAAACACAAAACAATTTACTTAAATCAACAAACATAAGTGATTTATTTAAAGACTTTTTTCAAGAAACAGGCCCTCAAAAAATTACCGTACAATCTGCAAGAGAAACTTTATCGTCTCTGAACAAATTAATTAGAGCAGGAGAAAAAGGTGGTGCCACTGAAAATATTGAAGTCGGTGCCTTAAAAAGTCTTGTGGGGGCATTTAACGAACAAATAAATAAAGATGCTTCCAAAGCATACATTAGTGAATTAGACAATTTTAATTATTTTTATAAAGTAAATAAAAACAAGATAGACAATAGCATTATTGGTCAAGTTACAAGAGTAGACGGTGGTAGATTACGTATAGCAGATGAAGATGTTTTTCCATTAACATTTAAAAAAGGTAAAAATTCTTCTCGTTATGCAGAAGAATTGCATGATGTAATACAAAATTCACCTGATGCTATGTTAGCATACAAAAATTCAATATTTGATTTTTATAAAAGTAAAGTAATTAAAAATGGTAAAGTTAATATTAATGCACATAATTCATTTATAAAAGATTATGAGTCACCTCTCAAACTATTTTTTAATAAGAAAGAATTTTTAAATATTGAAAAAATAGGTGGTTTAGAAAAATACATTACCAATGTTACAAAGGAAAGAAAAATTATTGAAAATAAACTAACTAAATCTTTTGAAGGTAAATTATTAAATTTAAGACCAGAAGAACTTGTAAATAAAATTTTTAAAACAAACAATATTGGTGATATTACACAATTAAAAAATATTTTAAAGAATGATAATGAATCATTTAGTGCTTTTCAATCTGCTGTATTAACAGAAATGAATGAAAGAATATTTAAATTACCTAGTCAATCTGTCTTAGGCGTTAAACAAATTGATGCAACAAAATTTGATGGTTTTTTAAATGGTCAAGGTGGCGAAAAAGGTTTTCGTACTGCTTTACAAGAAATTTACGGAAAAGAATTTGTAAATAATCTACAAACTTTAAATTCAGCTTTGCAAATTAGTGTTCGTAAGGCTGGTACAAGACAAGAAGGAGTTGTTGGAGACGCATTTAGCGATATTATTAGAGCTAGAGTTGGACAATTTACTACAGCAGGTAGAGTTTTAACTGCTGGAAGAAGAATATATAAAAAATCTTCGGACAGGGTTTTAGCTAATGCTTTGTTAAATCCACAAAACCTTAAAGAATTAATAGAGTTAAAAAAATTAAAACCAAATACAAAAAGGGCAGCGTACATTCTAGGTAAACTAGGTGGTTTATCGTATTTGCCTGAACAAGAATAATTAAATAGGAGAATAAAACAATGGCTGGAACAGGCGTAGGAAAATTTAGTTCAACAGCAGGTAGTAATACTGACAACTTGACTGTGAACTTTGCAGAAAACATGGCACCAAGTAATGTCAATAATGCTGCAAGAGAACTTATGGGGCATATCAGAGATATGTACGAACAACTTGGAGATGGATATTTCGAGTTTGGAGATGGAGATAAGGAATACACGATAGCTCGTGTTGATGCTGATACGCTTACTATAGCTACAGCAGCCGATCTATCTACTACTTATTTTGCAGGTAGAAAAATTAGAGTAACTGATGGTGGAGCTAATGTAGTAGAAGGTACTATTGCATCTACATCACATGGATCTAGTTTACAAACTGTAAACCTTACAGGTATCTCTTTAGCTTCTGGCACTCCTACCAAAGTTGAGATTGGTATAGACACTGCTGCGTTTGGTGGAAAACTAATACTTGATGATGATGGTGATACATTTATCGAAGCTCCTACTGATGATACTATTGATATACATATTGCTGGTGCTAAAGACTTTGTATTTACAGCCAATACATTTACTGCTGAATCAGGTAGTACAATAGCTGCACAAGCTCTTACAGCTACAACTGTAACTGCTAGTGGAGAAATTGATGGTGGTAGTTTAGATATATCAGGTGACGCTGACATTGACGGTACTACTAACCTTGATGTTGTAGACATTGATGGTGCAGTAGACATGGCATCTACCTTACAAGTAGACGGAGCTATAACATCTTCTGCTGGTGCAACAATTACAACAGCTGATAACTTAGACACATTGAGCTTAGTATCAACTGATGCTGATGCTTCTGCTGGTCCAAATTTAAGATTATATAGAAACAATGATAGTAATGCGGATGCTGATGTTCTAGGAGTTATAGAATTTGAAGGTCGAAATGATAACTCTCAAGATGTAAAATATGTGCAATTAACATCACAGGTTAATGATATAACTGATGGTGAAGAAGATGGAAGTTTATTTATAAACACTATGGTTGCAGGAGCAAATTCAAATAGAATAAATGTAGTACCAACTGAAGTTGTATTTAATGAAGAAAGCAAAGACCTAGACTTCCGAGTAGAATCTAATGGTAATACTCACATGTTATTTGTTGATGGTGGTAATAATAGAGTAGGTGTAGGAACTGCTCCAGACTTAGGTGTTGGATTACACATTAGAACTGCTGATAGTAGTGCAGGAGTTAATGGTTCTGCTGATAATTTAGTTATAGAAGATTCAGGAGATAGTGGAATGAGTATACTTGCTGGAACAGGTAATCATTCTCGTATTAGTTTTGGTGATAGTGGTGACAATGACATTGGTATGATAACTTATGACCATGGTTCTAACTCAATGGCTATTAAAAGTAATGCTACTGAAGCATTGCGTATGAGTACATCACAAGTATTATCTACTGGTGCTGAAACAGGTCCTGATACAACTAATGGTGGATTAACTATACAAACAAATGCAGAAGATGGTGATGCATTTTCACTTAAAAATTCTGATGTTGCACATGGAATTACAAGTAGTGCTCAAGCAGATACGTATATGAAAATAAGAAAACTAAGTGCTAGTGAAGGTGGTGCTGTAATTAAAGGTTATTGTGAAGGTGAACAAGGTATACAAATACAAGGTCTAGCTGATAGTGCAAATACTACAAAAAGCACAAGTGGTGAAGGTATTGTTGCGGTAACTGCTTATGTAAAAGGAGGTGATGGAACACAGGGTGTAGACCCAGGTTCTGACGCAAATTTATTTGTTGTCAACCAAGGTGGTAACGCTAAGTTTATTGTTGATACTGAAGGACAACTTCATTCTGATGGTGGAGCACAAAGTGCTTACGATACTTTTGAAGATGCTCAATTAGTAAGAGCTTTTGATTTATCTCATGGTAATGGAGTTATTAATTCTAAGTTTGATAAGTTTATATCTTACAACCATGAAAAACTAGCAGAGATGAAACTAGTTGGTAGAGAAGAAGATGGCACACCAAACCATTTTATAAATGTTACTGGTATGCAAAGACTTCACAATGGTGCTATATGGCAGCAATACGAAAAGACTGAAAAACTTGCTAATGCAATGTATGAACTTGCTAAAGCAGCAGTTGGTGAAGAAAAAGCTAACGAAATACTAGAACAAAACGAAATTAAATTATTAAACTAAGGAGAACACAATGGCAATAACAGCAAATATAACAACTCACGATGGCGTAGCACTAACGGATGCTTACATTAGAGTAACGTCTACATACGTAAAAAAAATGAAAGATGATGAGGGCAATGATTCTTGGAAACTTGTCTACGATGTTGAAATCTACAAAGATAAAGCAACACGTGATGACGAAGTTAAAGAACAATCTATGCGTATTAACAATAATCATATGCAACATTTTAAGATTGACTATGATCTTGACGCTTCTGATAATCCTGTTAAATTAGCTTATGCTGATTTAAAAACAAACAGTCAATTATCAAACGTAAAAGAAGTATAGGAAATTAAATGTTTACATTAAACGACAAAGAATATGATGAGTCCAAACTATCTGATAAAGGTAAGTTTGCCTGGACTAATCTAGTCAGATTATCCAATAGCAAAAGAGACTTGGATATGGTGATAAATCAATATACAAGTATACTTAATGCTGAACTTCCTAAAGAAGATGCCGACACAGAGTCAAAAGAATAGTTTAGATATAGCACGTTTAGAGGGCAAACTAGACGTCATATCAGAACGATTGATTCAGATGAAGGACAATCACCTATGGCATATTGAAAAAGATATGAAACAATTAAGAACACTTGTTTGGTTTATTGGTACTACTGTTTTTGCTCAAATGTTGTTTATAATAATACGAACTTTTATGTAGTATTGCACAATTCAAGTAAATCAGATAGTAATCAAGTATGCCTAACAAGTGTATATTGGTTATTTCTGATACTCATTGTCCTTACCATCATCCTGATTTAATTTCTTTCTTAAAAACTATTAAGAAAAAATACAAACCTGATCGTGTTATACACATAGGTGATGAAGTAGACTCACACGCAATAAGTTTTCACGACAGCGATCCTGACTTATATAGTGCAGGAGATGAACACAAACAATCACTTCCTACTATACACGCTATGGAAAAACTATTTCCTGTTATGGATCTTATGGATTCTAATCATGGATCATTAGTTTATCGTAGACAAAAAGCTAGTGGTTTGCCTAGAGCTGCCATGAAATCTTACAATGAATTTTTAGAAGTAGGGCCAGATTGGAAATGGCATGATGATCTCCTTATCACTATGTCTAATGGACAACAAGTTTATTTCTGTCATGGTAAATCAGCTAATGTGCTTAAAGTGGCACAACAATATGGCTGCCCTACAGTTCAAGGCCATTATCATAGTTCTTGTTCTATTCAATACTGGGGAAATCCTAATAACTTAAACTGGGGTATGCAAGTTGGCTGTCTGATAGATGCTAAGTCTTTGGCTTTTGAATATTGCAAAACACAGAAATCTCGACCTATTATTGGCTGTGGAATAATTATAAATGGACTTCCAAAATTATTACCAATGGTCTTGAACAAAGGTGGAAGATGGAATAAAGTATGTCCATGAAAACACTTGAACGACAAGAAAGTGGAGAACACTATTTAAAGTTTCAAATACAACCTGCCGAGTTTATTAATTCTAATATGCTTCCATTTGCTGAAGGCAATGTTGTAAAGTATGTATGTAGACACAAACACAAAGGTGGCAGAGACGATATTAAAAAAGCCATACACTATTTGGAAATGATTATAGAAAGAGATTATGGATAACGTGGCTCGAATGGAAGTTCCTAATAGGATGCGTTCAATTAATGTACGCATGATTATAGACAATATGCCTATTGTCTCGACCATAGATTATATGATTAATTTACAAGGCGTAATTCCTGTTGCTATATGGGTTAAAACTAAAAAATCTGAGTCTACATTGGATAGAGAGCTTAGAAGTTCTGGTAAAGCTGTATCATTATTATTACAGTTTGGATGCCCTATTAAAGAAATAGCTGAGACATTTACTAGAGATAGCATTATTGGATCAGCAGTATGGTATATTAACAAGAACTTAGAAGATATTATTACTGGCAATCAACCAGATAAACTGCCAAATTTATCAACTCAACCTACTGGGTACACTATAAAATGAACGAAGTTAAACAAAGAATTAAAGCACATGAAGGTTATCGTTTAGAACCCTATCATTGCACAGAAAATTTTTTAACTGGTGGATGGGGTCATAAGATACTAGATGGTGAAGAAGTGCCTACATCTGAAGAAGGATGGTCAGAGCTATTTGACAAAGATTTTGAAAAGGCTTTAAACGGTGCAAACAGCCTCATAGAAGAACATTTAGAGAACACTGAATGGTCTGGCCTAGAAGATGCCAAAAAGAACATAGTACAGGGCATTTTGATTGAAATGTGTTTTCAGCTAGGACAAGCTGGAGTAGGCAAATTTAAGAATATGTTTAAATATTTAGGTCAATGCAATTTTAAAAGGGCAAGTCAAGAGATGAAAGACTCTCGTTGGCATGAACAGACTAAAGCTAGGTGCATAGAATTAAGCACCATTATTCACAACATATAAGGAATACAAATGTTACAATTATTATTGAAACCCTTAATAGGGGTTGCAAGTGATGTCGTTGGTGGCATTGTTGCAACAAAGAAAGCAAAAGCAGAACAGAAACTAACTAAGATTAAAGCTGAAACAGAAGTTCTTCAACAACAAATTAAAGGAGAAATTGATTGGGATGTAGAAGCTATTAAAGGCAGCAGAGAGTCTTGGAAAGACGAGTATCTCACTATATTATTTTCAATCCCTCTTTTGTTATGCTTTCTTCCCTTTACTGTGGAGTATGTTGAAAGAGGCTTTGCAGCTCTTGCTATGACTCCTGACTGGTACAAATATACATTGGGTGTAATCGTATCAGCATCATTTGGTATTAAAGGTGCATCTAAGTTTATAGGTAAAAAGTAATGTGGTTTGTAGTTACAATCATGTTAAGTTTTAATCATACGGATGGTACATTTTTAAGAGAATATAAAAAGAAAACATTTAGTGATACATGGGAGTGCCATGAATTTATATCAGAAAATAAAATGAAATTGTTAGGTCCACACATAATTAAGTATGGTAAAAAATTAAAAGGTTTTGAATTCTACTGCGAAAGCAGACAAGGTGAAGAAGTATGAAGAAGTTATTATTAATATTAATGCTATGCAGCACACTAGCTTACGCAGATAATGATGTAACAAGTAGTGGTGCAACCGATATAGACCAGGCTAATCAGACTGGAACAAACACAAGTATTTCTGGAGGCTATAACTCTGAGACTACTTATGCAACTGGTGCTAGTAATAGCACAACTACCAACAATACATCTAACGCATATCAAGGAGACTCAAGAGTAGTTACTACTGCAACAGCTCCTGCTATGTCTAACTTTAGCCAAGATGTGTGTAGTGTAGCAATTACAGGTGGAGTACAAACTTTAGGTTTAGGTATATCTGCTGGTAGTTCTAAAAGAGATTTAAACTGTGAACGATTAAAACTTGCAAAAGCCTTGCATGATATGGGAATGAAAGTAGCAAGTGTAGCTTTGCTTTGTCAAAACCCTATGGTGTTTGAGGCGATGGCTCACGCTGGAACAAATTGTCCTTATCAATCACTCATAGGTGCAGAGGCTCAAGCTAAATGGGATCAATACCCAGAGCTTAGACCAGACTATGAAACATATACAAAGAACCTTAAATACACTCAAGGAATAGATGATAAAAAAATTGCAGATATTGACACAGATTATATGTTGGACTCAGAAGGCAACCCTACTAACATTAGTATTAATACACACAAATAGTTTTGCAGATGAGACTGTAACTACAGGTAACTTACTAAGCCAAGATTTTAATAACTGGAATGGAAACATACCACTATTAAATGATAGTATACATAACGATCATGTACTGCCTGGTATAGAGGGTGGTTACATGGAATATACTGTAAACCAAGCAGACACAGGTTTATCTAACGACATCATTAATCGTGGATTTAGTTCTACATTGGGTGCAGACATTTGGTTTTGGTCACAAGAAAATCAAACAGTTATTATGACTCAGACCTATGATGATGGTATGGGTAATGTAACTAACCAACATAGAACAATTACAGGAACTTGTGGTAACGATTGTTATACAAATCATAACTACAATACATTTACAGATACATTAATTATAGCTCCTAACGCAGCAATGGAGGGAAGTGTTACAGCACGTTTTAATTTTACATCACTTAATGCTAACCCTGATTATCCACTATGGCATAACGGAGCAGACATAGAGCATCCAACCTTACGACTGACTTATAGTATGCCTAGTATTACTGTACCTATTGTTCAACCATTGCCAATTCAAATAGAACCTATTAAAAAGATTAAACAGTTTATTGAACCA